GTGGACACTTCAAACTCGTTAGCGGATTTGACTGGTCGATTTCAGAGCCATCAGATAGCTGTCGGTCGTGCCAAGGGCACGAAGGATCGCTACAAATATTCCTTTCTGATCTTCAATCGGTTTTTGCAGGCCGAAGGCATCGCGCCGTCTGCGTCGGTGCTGACCACCGCCATGATGGAGCAGTTCGCGACCTGGCTGCGAGTGACGCCGGTCAACGAGCAGAAGGGCTCGACCCAGCGCGACGAGTCAGGGATTCATGCCCACCTCTGTGACATGCGAGCCTTCACCCGCTGGCTGTATAAAGGCGAACTACTGGCCAAGGAAGTGTTCTTCCCCATGCCGAAAGTCCCCAAGCGGCTGTTCAAGATTCTCAACGATGAAGAAATGCAGCGCATGTGGCGAAGCAAGTTTCTGTCGGGAACCAGTGGCCTTGCCATTCGCAATCGTGCGATGGTGGCGTTGATGCTCGATACCGGACTTCGGCGAGCCGAAGTCGCATCTCTCAGACTCGATAATGTGTCGATGGAGAAGCGGGTGGTAACGGTTATTGGAAAGGGCAACAAGGAGCGGCGGGTATTCTTCTCCCCCCAGGTGAGGGAATATCTGCGAGAGTTCATGGCGATTCGGGGCATTGACGCCGAACCACTCTTCCATCTGGATCCTGGGGGTATCCGTTCGGCCTTCAGACGGATCAAGGAAGACGCGGGCTTGGAGAATTTTCATCCTCATTTGCTTCGTCATCAGTTCGCCACCATGATGCTCCGCGAGACAAAGAACATGGAATACGTCCGGTTGCTCTTGGGACACGAGGATTACAACACGACCAAGCGGTATCTCTCCATGGCCGATGAGGACTTGCAGGAAGCCCACGAAGCAGGCAGTCCCTTCGATACCCTGATACGAAAGTCCGAGACTCCACCACCACTTCATAAACGCCGTCAGCGGTATTCCGGAAAATCGATCGCATAGTCACGAGAGCCTTCACAGGCCCTCTTTTTTATGGGGTGAGGCGAAGCTGTCGGTGTTACAGGACTGTCACTCCGCAGGGAGCCGTTTGACTATTTTATGTCTACTTGAGATAATAGACATACGTTGTAACGGCAGCGAATCTTTGAAATCAGCCCCTTTGAGCCGTTACTCGAGGGGGCTTTTTGGAGGTATATGCAGAGAATCGCACTGTCGGGAAAGAATGGCAAGGGGAAATACGTTTTACTTGACGATGATGACTATGTTTGGGCTGCTCATTTCAAGTGGCATGCCAAAAAAGGTGGTTACCCTGCACGCAGAAATGGACCCAACACACACATATTTCTTCACAATGAGTTGGTATCGCCTCCATCAGGTCTCTTAGTGGACCATAAAGACGGCGACGTCCTGAATGCAACCAGAAGCAACCTTCGTCTGTGTACCAAGTCCCAGAACCAATGGAACCGCCGCAGGTTTGGCATGGAGCGTAAGGGGCGGATAGGCGTGTTTTGGGATACATCTCGCTCTATGTGGAGCGCACAGTTACGCATGTATGATTCAATCATCCATATTGGCAGGTTTGATGACGAACATGAGGCAATGTATGTTTATGATCAGTTTACAATTCAACTCAGAGGCCAGTTCGCAGTCTTGAACATTCCGTTCGATTAAAAGGTGGATAGCAGGCCAACGGTCTTACAAGTTCATCCACCGCAGGGTGGCGTTGCTACTCCGATCGTTTTGCAGTCGCGTACCGTGACAATCCTGCCGCAAGCATCATTTCAGCCAGACCATGAACGAATGTCGGGTCGGCTTTTGCCAGTCGGCTGTCCATACAGATGCCGATCCAAATCTTGACGAGGGTTTCCGGTGATGGATTGTCCTTATCACCGCGAGCCAACCTCATCAGATAGCTTCGATCCACATCCGCCAGTTCAGCAATTTCCGACAGGCTCTTTCCGCTTTGGGCAATGAGACGCTGGAGAGTCGATTGAAAAATAGACATGTCGCCTTTCTGACCAAGCCCATACGTAATGGTCTGTCGCCAGAAGTTGACTCGTACCCATCCAGTCGTCTGAGGGTTTCGCACCTGCTATCCAAGCACAATCATACTTCCAGTTGCCGCCCCATCCAATCCAACCTGAACGCACGAGTAGGTCCTGTGTACCCGGCTGTTTACTTCCGGGGTGGCTCATCGGACGGGAAACAGTACCGCCGTCACCAGTCGTCCGTTCATTCTTGTGGGGAGGAATGGCGCTAGCTGGGCGCGACGAAGCCGGGTGCGTATGATTTTGGGTCGGTCGAATGGGGGCGGCCTAAAGACAGTTTACGTCGTTTGCCCCTTCGACTTCGCCATCTGCTTGCGTAACACGACGGCGAACGCTATGCTGCGGTTACAGGAGTACTACAGAGAACAGCCGCGTATCGAGCCGGGTCCCAATCATGCCAACTTTATTAGGGGAGTGACCTCATGGCCTGGTTCTGGTTTATCGTTTGGTTGGTGACGATAATTGCAGCAGTCTGGCTGTATAGGTCAGACAGCGGAATTCGAGACCGAGCAAAACAAGAAAACGAACTTGTAAGGCGCGGGTCAAAGTATTTGCGCGAGCTTGTTCTAATTCTCGGAAGTGGGGAATTACTCAAGGTACAAGCCTGGATAGCTAAAGTCGATGGGTACGACGACTCTTACTTAAAAAATAGGTCATCTAAATACGCCGATGATAACCCGGACACTGGAGTAATGTCTAAGCATGAGCTGACGAGGCTGGGGAAGCTATTTTTTGAGGGTAGTTTTCGGGATAGTATGATGTACAGTTTGGGGGATGTACCGATTGTTTCTACTGTGGCCGAGGCTGAACTTGTGAACAAAGTTGAGGCCATACGAGCCCAGGGAGTACGGGAACGTGATTATCAGGCCCAGATTCAACAAATCGAAGTGATGAAACTCCAGAATGAAGTACATGATGCTAGAGCTATCGAGCAGGACTACAAACTACAGATTCAAAGCATGGAGCTCGAAAAGCAGCGAATGGAAATCGTGCGTCTACAAAACGAGGAAAATTTAAGGGTCACCGCACGTCAAACAAAGCTTAGAATCAAAGAGGAAACTCCGCGCGTTGTAGCTGAGGCGCAGAAGCAGGAGCGGTCGTTGTTGCATGAGCGTTGGGTGAACCTGCTCAATATGATGGGTCTGGCGCTGCAAACCACAGTGCTGGTCAAGACCGAGCTGCGTGATCATCTATTAGGACAAGAGCTGGTCGAACGGTTCAATCACGTCTACAACGAAGTGAGGCGAATTGACCCGTCAGCTCAGATGGACGAGAAAAAGGTTGTTGAAGCTGTCGAACGGATGATGCTTCGCAACATGGGCTTGTTCGATGACGACAAAAACGCCTAGTTTCGTCGTCGGGACCTCCCGTGCCCCCAAAGGTTCAATCATCAAGCGCAAGGTATTGGTTAACTTGTCTGACCTTGATGCGCTACATGTAATTGGCAGCCCAAAATCCGGTAAATCCACCTTTCTTGGGAGATTTGCCGACGCCTGTATTAATGCCGGAGAGGGCGTCGTCTTGCTTGACCCAAAGGGTGACTTGGCACAGGACGTGGCGCTTAAAACCTCCCATCCAGACAAGCTCATCTACCTCAGTCCGGGCGCTGACCAAGACCGCACTATCGCCTTTAATATAATGGAGATAGACCGCAACAGCCGATATGCCAAAAAACTCACCAACATTACCGCGTCGAATGTCGTAACGCTATTCGCCCATATTGGTCGCTACGACGCCGCAGTCATGACCTTAGTAGGCAAGTACCTTTACGCCGGAGCACAACTGGTTTACGCACTGCCCCAACTTACACTGCGCGATGTGGTGTTGGTCTTTCTCGACGCAGGTTTCCGAAATCAACTACGTGCCAAGTCTCGCCGACCTGACCTGCAATGGTTCTGGGATTATTTTGATGACTGGTCTCAGCGCGACCAACGCGTCCAAGTAGACTCGACACTTGGACGGTTATGGGATTTTCTCACATCGGAAGATGTTAGTCTGACAATCGCTTCCCCCACCTCTACCATTCACTTAGGCGACTGGCTCGATCAAGGAAAGCTAGTAGTAGTCAATCTAGCCGAGGGCTTAAGTAACGAAGATGGCAGACGTATTGGTAACCTGATGACCTCCCACCTGACAAATCTCTACGCACGGAGAGAAAGCCGACTCTCCGACTGGAGCCGTGAGCGCCGCTGGCGACTGATAGTGGATGAAGCCCACGAGCTGGCCCCCGCCCCGTTTGCTCGCATCATCCGTAACGGGAACGCCTTTAATATTTTCCCAGTATTTGCTCATCAGGATTACGGTCAACTCCAACAATTAGACAAAGACTCAGATATTCCGGTAGCTCTTGGTCACGTGAGCCGTCTGGCGTTCCGACAAAGCGAAGGTGACGCTCCTACTACCTCAGTTGCCTATGAGCGGTTTAGAGAGCGTCAAGAGTCATTTGGTGAGCATGAGGCCGACTGGACGTATAAAGGTCTGGCAAACACTCCCACCCAACGACTGATGATGCCACCGTGGAACTCGACGGCCAACCTGACGCAATTGGTCGAAGCGCAGTCCCAGGCTATTCGGTACACCTTGCCCAAATCCGACATTCCCAGTCTCAGGGAGCGCTATGAAGCCTGGCGGCAAGGTGGCACAATGGAAAACAATGGAAAACCCACACGTCAAACCAAAGCGACAAGGCCGAATCCACTTCACGACGCCCCACAAGACCTATCCGATGAGCCTGATTCAGCACGGATGGGAGGTACTGGAACGCCTGGACCAACTCGACTTCTTGACCTCATTGATGGTGGCGAAGATGTATTTCTGGATGGAGCCGAACACCAAGAACCAGCCCCGCCAACTGTCAACCGCCTGCAACGCGGCCAACGAGATGTGCCTTCGCCGATTAAAGGATCTCGGTCTGGTGGAGGTGGTCCCTATCGCGGAGTACCCAACTCCCCAGAAGTTGATCCGCCACGAGCTGAACCTGCTGACTCGCCACGGCGTCGAACTCCTCAAACACCATAAGCGTGACGATTTCCACCCCAATTGGACGTCAGGATTACGAACCTCCGCCCCCTTGACCTACGACCATGCCTTGAAGCTCAACAACGTCCTGGCAAATCTGATTGGATCCTTCCGCCAGGCCGGTGGCGAAACCGTCCTGGTCTTAAACGACAAGCAGTTGAAGCGGCAGATTATGGACGGCCAAACGCACCTCAAGGACATTCAACCTGACGCTTTGCTGGTGGTCAAATTCGGCTCGTTGCTCAAGACCTACCTGATTGAAGTGGACGCAGGAACTGAAGTCGTGCGCGGAGCAGCCTTCTCATCTTTCGATAGAAAAATTGCCAAGTACGGCGATTACTTCCGCCATCGGTTCGTCAACGATCCACTCTTTTCGGGTCTTCAACGCCCACAAGTGTTGGTCATCACCACCGGCGCAAAGAGGGCACAACACCTCAAGGAAGCAACCCTAAAATCGGGCGGACGCAAGGCCTATTGGTTCACGGCTTTTGCCTTCATAGAGCCACCTGATTACACCGCGCTGGACTCTGTCTGGTTCGTCCCAACCATGGACGGCTACCAGTCACTCAGCTTTGATTGAGCGCAAGCGTCGGCTTCCACTCCCAGTAAGCCAGCGTGTTTGCGCCCCAACCCCAACTATTACCAAGAAATAGAACTATTTGAGAGTATTTTTACGTTTCACGTAGGAGTCAGGACACCCTGACGAGGTGCATGGTCTGTAACCCCAGACCAAGAGAGAGGGAAGCTCCTACACCGGCTGCCTGCCGGAACATGACTTATCATGCGTGACCGCCTCAAGAGGGCCGGACAAAGTCCTTCCCCCCTCTTGACCCGCTCACTGGTAAAAAGTCACTAACTTCCGGCAGGCAGCCGGTGTAGGAGCAGGGGGTAGCAACTATGGAAGGCGAAATCAACGTGGCTGCAATTATGGAGGCCCACAGCCGGTCTGAAAGCGAAGCAGAGTCTTTTGTCCAGAGACAGTGGTCAATCAGAGTAACGAATGCGTTATGGGCATATCACAAGGCCTGGGATAAGGCGGAAGTGGTTAGGCTATATCAGCCGGAATTTATTTGGATAAACAAGCGTTAATTTGGTGCTTGACATAGTTTTATGTTAACTATATAATGTAAACATATGCAAAAGCATACATACTTTGTGAGAGGAGTATTTAATGATAGATATACAGCCCACAGCAGTAGAGCAAGTAGTCACCGCCACCATTTCTGGCTTGCGGTTTTTGGAGCAAAAGCTCCCCTATGAGTTTAATGAAACCATAGACACAATTGAAAGGTTATATTTTATGAGTAATCCACTAGACAAGTCATTAACAGGTGAGCAGTTACGAACAACGAATGTCTGCCCACGACACCAAGTCGGGTTAGTAATGGGTGAATATGGCAATCCAGATAGTGAGATGGTTTGCCAAGTATGTGAGATGGAAGCAAAGCGAGACCGAGAGAACGGCAAGGCGTTTGATATGATGTTTGGTAATCCACTAGAGGCGTTGAATACGTTGAGCGTAAAGGCGACACGCTAATGACTATCCAGCAGTACAATGCCCGTCAGGATGAACGAGAGGCCTATTCTGACGGCGATAATCGGGAGATGGAGGCACAGGCAAGACGCAATCGGCAAGAGCGCACAAAGGCCATTAAGATGGAGTCAGAACAGACACTGCAAGAGCTGCGTAAGGAATGGGCACAGGAAGCCAAGCGCAACGCGGGACGCAAGCCAGTGGACCGGTATATGAACTATCGGGAAGAATAATCAGTACCGCCTGAGAGGGCAGAATGGAGGCAAGTGCCATTACCAACGATTCAATTCGATAAATTTGAGCTCGAAGTTCAAAAGCAGAATACACCGCTTCAGGAAAAAGCAATCGCCATCCTCACACAGGCGAAGTCAGTAACGGTTGTCGATAACACCAGCCTGAAAACAGCGAACGATATCAAGAAGGAAATCAACGCTCAGGCGTCCACGGTCAAAGAGCTGCGGCTGGAATTCACCCGACCGCTCGACGAGTTCAAGAAGACCATTCTAGACGCCGAGAAGAGCATTCTGGTCAACCTAGATGAGGCCAAAGCGGTTGTATCCGGTCAAATCCTGGACTATGAGGAAAAGCTGGAGGCCGACCGGCGGGCCGAGGAAAATCGGGTACAGGGACTATGTGAAGACTTCAATTTTGACATGAGCGACTTCAGAACCGTGGTTGGTGTGGAGGGCGCAATCGATTCCACCCAAATGATTTATGCCGATTGCAGTGAAGCTGACCAACAGAACCCAGCTATCAAACTGGCGTATACCCGCTGTCTGAACGACTTACAGGCTAGAGGGGAAGCTATCGCTTCCCAAGAAAAGGCTGAAGCCGAGCGTCAACGACTGGCCGAGCAAGCCAAGACCCAGACGGCCGAACGAGCGGCCTTGGAAGCGGAAAAGGCTCGTATTGAGCTCGAACGCCAAAAGCTCGATGACGAACGCCGACAGCTGGCGCGAGAGCAAGAGGCACAGGTACTGGCAGCATCTCAGGCAGAAGCCGAAAAGACCGCCGCTAAAGAGGCCGCCAGCAAGCCAAAGTCCAATATTGTGACGAACTACGACATCGAGGTGGTTGACCCATCACAAGTGCCGGCTAAGTCCTTGAGCCCTGATGAGCAGAAAATAAGGGTAGCGGTCAAGACTGGGGTGCGAGAAATCGCTGGGGTTACTATCACGGAGCGAAAAGTAGTCAGATGAAAATAGCAAGGTTCATCCCTTGCTTGCTCGGACCGAGCCACCAAGCGGCCTGAGCAAAGAGGGGACGACACGTCGTCAATCGTATGAGGGGGTGGCGTCACAGACGCAAAGCTTAGCGCTGAGCACCCTGTCGGTACCCGACACTCAGAGTCTGACTGGACAGGCAGTCCGCAGGTGTAACTCCTGCTCCCCTCATGCGGTTGATGATGTTTACAATCGCATATATTTATGTCAATATGGATAGACGGGTTAAAAGAAAGTATTACGAGCTGTTTACGCCACCTATCTTTAACCCGTAGGTGGCTTTTTGTTCGTGCCGGTAGAGGGGCAAAGCTGCCGGTACAAACAAGGAGGATTATATGCACAAACTGATTACATGGTTACATCGAGCAAAGACATGGCTGAATGATGAATGCCCCATTTGTGAATCACCACTGGAGCCGTGGGACAGAAAGCGCAGTATCTGCCCGAATTGTGGATACACCGAGAAATAGGGTGGACGATTGGGTGGAGGGTGTAACTATGAAAACAGCAATACAGATTGCACAACTACATACAACTGTGTTGCCGAATCACTGTTGGGAGTGGCTCGGAGGCAAAACTTTCGGCTATGCAACTCAGAAGATCGCTGGAAAGACTGTTCGTATCCATCGGGAAGTTTATCGCACAGTATACGGAGAGTTAGCTGATGATGTTCACCATCTATGTGAGAACCGTGCATGCCTCAATCCAAGTCACTTAACAGAAGTTAGTCACGGCGATCATCCTTATCTGACCTACAGTAGTCCAGCATTCATAAACAAAACCAAGACGCACTGTAAAAACGGCCACGAATACTCTGGCAAACCCCTGAGAGTTAGAGCACGAAAAGACGGCAGAATAAATCGAATATGCAGAACGTGTTCCAGAGAGAAAAATACCATACAGCATAGGGAAAAACGACTTGCCATTAGGTTGGGACTTGAGCAGAACACTGCTTGAATCCGAGTCGGATGGCGGAAACGCTCAAGCCAGTAACCAAACTGCGCTATAGCCTGACGAAAGTACCAATACCTAGGCTCTGCGATTTGTAGTCATGAAGCTATAGATCCGGCTCGATAATAAAGCTAACTGGAGGGTAAAGAATGATGATGACGTTTGAATCAATATTTGTCCCAGCATTCCTGGCAGTACTCAGTGCCGGAATCATATTGATGGCGCTAGAGAGAACGTATAACGAGATGCTGTATCGCCGGATACGGCGGGAGGAGAGTAAAGACGCCTGATAGACACTAGCCGCCCTTGCTGACCTGAAGGAACGTAGAACCGTCTACGTTGCAAAGCTCAGTAAGGAGAGCAACGGTGAATAGGTCAGAACGCGGCGAATGGCTAGAGGAAACGGTGGCGACGGCAACACAGGATTTGGAGCATGCCATCAACGCCGGACACACGGAGCGGTTCTTGGAACTGCTTGAATTTTATTCGAGGTTCCATAAGTACAGTCTGGCAAATGCCATGCTGATACTGATTCAACGACCCGACGCCACCCATTGTGCGGGCTACAAGGCCTGGGAGAAGATGGGCTACCACGTGCGAGAGGGCGAGAAAGCTATCTGGGTGAGAGGGCCAATTCTCAAGAGACTCGTTGATGACGTGACCGGAGAGCTGACACAACGGTTGGTTGGGTATATCGCGCTTTGCGTGTTTGACGTGTCGCAACTGGTGGAGCAAGTCGATCTGCCCAAAGTCCGCTATGCACTGGACGGTGATTACGACACGCTCTACTACAACGCCCGCGCGTCCATTGGCTCGACCGGCATTATGGTGGACGAGGAACCACTGCCCACAGGTATCCACGGCATGAGTACAGGCGGACGGATCATCATTAGTCCGGCCATCTCTGCCGGCGAAAAGTTCCTGTGTCTCTTGCACGAGTACGTCCATGAGGTCATGCACAAAGGCGACAAGCGCGAGAACACGACCAAAGCGCAACGAGAGCTGGAAGCGGAGGCAGGAGCCTACCTGCTGGCTCGCCTATACGGTCTGAACAATCCGTTTAGCCAGGATTACATCCTGCATTACGGTGGCTGTGTTGAGGACTTTCACGACAGCCTGACACGGATTCACTTGGCCGTGCGTAACATTGCCGACCTGCTGCATATCGAGGAAGAAGCGCAGGCAGCGTAATTATCGGGGAGTTGATCGGCAACGATTGGCTCCCTGTTTTCATTCCCAACCATAAAGCGCATTATGTAACGACCAGGCTATCCAAATCAGGTAGCAGGGGGAGAGGCTCGGACATTTTTGTCCGGGTCTATTTTGCGTTTGTTGTCCCGTGGACTCTCAGCAAGGAGCCGAGTCATGACCACGCTAGAGGAAGCCGTCGAACGGCTCCGCAATGGTCGCCCAGTGTCATTCCTTCCGACAGATACGTCGAGGGATGAGACCAGGCAGTTTGTGGCGGTGTTAGAGCGTCACGTGGGTCTACCACTAGAAAAGCGAGAGTTTATCGACGTACGAGGCTTTCAGATCGTGGTATGGGTGGGTCGCTTGTGTCGTAACCCACTGGCCGAAACACTCCTAGGAGACGAAGTCGATGGAAGCTACAACGCTTGAACGGATTAAGACCCTACTGGTGGAGCTTCGCGGCGCAATCGACGAGCTTGACGAACCACTGCCCCAAGTCAAAGCGGAGTCGGTCGATGAAACCAAACTGACCGGTATCGTGGGACGACCTGAGATGAAAGTCGTCAAGGGCCGCAAGCTGTTTACCGCAGGACTGGGAATTCAAGAGGGGAAGTTTACGACATGGTTGAGTCTCGAAGCGTGGGGCGAAGTGGCCGAACAGGCGCAGGAGTTGCAGAGAGGCGACAACGTTACCGTCAAAGGGTTAGAGAGACTCAAGACTTACGTCAACGGCGACGGGGTGATGAAAAGCAGCAAAGTATTCACTGTGCGGGAATTTGTCGGGGAAACACCTGCCACCTCTGCTTGAACCCGCTCAATGACGGCACACCCGTCAACCTACACCACCTAGTCCCGAAGCGGTATCATCTACCGACACCACTTCTGCCGGTGCATTGCAGGTGTCACAAGCGTCTCCACCGACGGCTCGACGACCCAAAGATGAGTCTGGTGGAGTACGTGACATTCATGGCTCGAATCAACTGGGGAGCTGGCATTTTTTGCCACTCCCCTTTATTTTGCTATTATCAAGGTATGGAATTATTTGTTTTTATCACGGTCGTATTCTTTGGACTCGCGTGTCTGTGGGCTATCCATGAGGCCCAGGAGCGACGGATTGCCAAGCAGGGCTACACCTACTACATCCAATTTTCTAAGCGGTGGCAGAAGAAGCGCAAGGAATGTTTCAAACACTTCTATTTCAAATGCGCGCTGTGTGGTTCACCACGCAATCTCCAGGCACACCATATTACCTACCGCAACTTGTTTAATGAGAAACCGGGCGACTTAGTGAGCCTGTGCTTTGATTGCCACTCGCGATGGGCTCCTAAGAGTAAGGTTTCTATCATGGTGGGCATTGAACGTTACTCCAGCAGGCTGGGCTGTGAGTGGGTGGACTTGCTCTTGATACGCTGGGCGCGTTCAAACGTGGCTCGCATAGGCGGCACGTCGGGCTTCGTTCCAGTGAGTAACTCTTCAATAGTGAGAATCTGGATTCGGGGGAATTCCCGATTCCAACCAGGTGAATAGTACTTGCCGGCTTCGAGGGCTTCTTGACGCATGGGTTTGGTTGAAGGTTCAAGCGTGACCAGCATGCCCATCTCCGCCTTCTCCCGCTCTAATGTGCCAATCAGGTCTCTCATGGTGGCGCTGTTGACGTGACCTGATTTGACCTGCACCAGAACCCGTTTGATTTTGCCAGGGGCATCATCCACAAACCGAATCACCCCGTCGATGCCGCGATCCGCTCCCTTCTTTTCCTTACCATCGACCGGCTGAGCGTTGACTAATGATGAAGCCCACCACTGGAATTGATAACGGTCTGTGTCTGCCAACATACGAGCCGAGCCAACATCCTCTGGTTCACCCTCGACCTCAAACTTGACTCCTGACCCAAACGCGTCAATCAGGCGGTTCTTCATCAATGCAATCGACAGGTGAGTAATGTCGATCCCTACCCAAGATCTCCCTAGTGACTGAGCGGCGACAACCGCTGTACCACAGCCACAGAACGGATCAAGCACAACGTCACCGGGGTTCGAACTGGTTTTAATTATTCGTTCCAAGAGTTCAAGTGGTTTCTGAGTTGGATAGCCAAGTCTCTCAGTACCGGAAGCTGGCTCTATGTCGCTCCAATCATCTTGCAATGGGATACCCGGCATATCATCGAGGTAGTTCCTGAGCCGAGGTGTGCCGGTTGTTGTATAGAACAGTCGTCCCTCTACCTCGAATTTATCCATATTGGCTTTCGAATATGCCCAGAACCTACCTGAGTATGGTTTTCTGCCCTTCCACTCATAAGATGTATCTCCGCCGCCTTTAGCAGCGGTCAAGTCACTGTGGGTAAAGAATTTTCCGTTTTCTGGGTCTATATGTTTGTAATTCTTGGCGACATACTCGGCGCTGTAGGGCGTATATTGAATATTCCAAATGTACTTTGCTGACTTTGTGTAGAATAGTAGGACATCTCGAATATGTCCCATATTCTTCCGGCCTTGCGCTGCGTCGCTGTGAGCGCTGGTACGTCGCCAACTAATCTCACTCATGAATCGCGTCTTTCCAAACACAGTATCGAGCAACATTTTTAGGTAGTGGCTTGCTGTCGGGTCGCAATGGAGGTAGAGACTGCCCGTGGGTTTGAGTACCCGATGTAGCTCAACGAGGCGCTGAGCCATCATTACGAGATAGGCCATCATATCGTTTCGACCCACAAACTCACGCATGGCGGAAATCATGGTGGCAACATTATGAGGGCCAGTATCGATGAGGTTATCAAAGGCCGCTTCAGCTGCTCTATCCCATGCCCAGGTGTCTGTGAATGCCTGAATCTGGGCAGGAGAGGACTCACCAGTCGTTTCCTTGAATAGGACATTGTAGTTGCGCTGGGAGTTGAAGGGAGGGTCTAGGTACACCAGATCAACCGACTCGGTGTCGATGTGGTCATGCAGGATCTCCAGATTGTCGCCATAGTACAGCGCGTTGCCCGCCACGTTGCTACTCTCCCACTATTTTCGTGCGGTCATCCAACTCTGGATACTGTAACCCATGTTCGTACAGACGTGCGAGCTATGAGAATGGTGGTGACGCATTCTAACTGCTCTTGTTCGATTTGCTATAATGCAAATAATGCTCCATTCCACCCTTGCTACCAAGCGTGTTGCGTATATCCGTACTCAGGTGCGGGTGTCGTCCCTTGATGAGTTGCAAGAACAGTCATGGGCTGAACCCTCGACCCCGGATAGCTTCACTCTTGGACTGGCTGGCTCGACCGACTTGTACAAAGCCCTGACCAAGCGCCAACGCAAGATTGCCAGAGAGCTGGCCAATGGCTATTCCCGCAAGGAAGTCGCTGCCAAGAATGGTATCTCAGTCCAGGCAATTCACCAGATGGTGCCCCGCATGAGGACGCGACTGCGAGCGTATATGGACGGAAGCCATGAATCGCGATGAGGAAGTATTCGTGATGGAGAATCTTATCTGGCTGATTTGTCAGGTGCATCCCAAGGCCACCGCTATGCACATCCAGCGTAATTGGACGCTCCATGTGGTGCTTCGGGAATATGAGATGCCCAGCTACGGCACACTCCAGGTCTGGGTTAAGGAGGCACATGCCAAAGCCTGAACCGTTGGCCCTTCATGCGGTCATCTCGCCAATCGCTACTGCCATTCGAGCCGGTGGACAGGAAGGCGAAGCGATTCGTTTGACATTCGATGTTTATGAGGAGCCGCATGTTATGCAAAAACTGATGGAGCTGCGTGGGCAAGAACTGTTCGTAGTACTGACGTCTAATTCATAGTTCAGCACGACCTGCTGTCCGTGTTTGCGATGTTCGGTATTTGAACCAAGCGTATACAATCAGTGCTGCTACGCTAGTGACGAATGCCCCATAGACCCCCCACTCATACTTAGAGTTCAGGTCATCGAAGGTGGCAATAGTAAAGTACAAAGGAACAATTATTCCCAACACAGTCATTACTAGCAATGCCAGAACTGCAGTTCCAATTTCAGTTCCGGGGTTGGACGTAGACTTCAACAGTGCAAACTGAAGCGACTTGTCATTTTCAAGATCAACTATCCGCTCTTCACCCTCGCGCACCCTACGCATATGTTGGTCTATACTCATATGGTAGTCTTCGCTATCGCCGTAGACGCCTTCTCTCAGAGATTGATTTAGTCGTTTAATGATTTTCCTTGGTTCCACAAGTCCTTTTTCTACAATTTGAATTTCATGATCATTTGTTTTTAGTCTTTCCTTGATACTCGCTCGCTTTGATGAAATTGTTACCAGACCGCCTGCTAAAAAACCGGCCACTATTGCGACTATAACCCCGGTGGTTTGAACTAATACAGAATAAAACTCGTTGGCATTGGCGTGCACTTTAGTAACTCCTATGCATGTCGGTGAGTTTATTTAACGGTGTTTGCGGCTTGAGGCGTTAGTAACGAACCATTTGAAGAATGGTAACGTGAGCGACGTAGTGAAGATGACTGCAATCCCCTCAAAGTGATATTATGTCCACATGCCAGGTAAAAAGCGAGCTAACCCCGATATGAGCCGAGATGACGATATTGCTCAGATGAAAGAGCAAGTATTGTCATTCTTTGAAACGACCGGCATGAAAACGGCCGCTGCCAACTTCGTCGGTCGAGACATTCAAACTATCCGCGACTGGGAAGCTGCTGACGAGAATTTTCGGATAGACATGCTCAGAGCGCAAGCCAAATTTGCCAAGGTGAATCAGCGTAAGGTGAAAATCGACAACCTCTTTGCCAACCTCTACCCCGAAGACTTCAAGCCACCCAAGCAGGAAATCGATCAAACAGGCGTCACCTCAGTCACCATCAATCATGTCCACCCTGACGATAAACATCCATCCGACACCCAAGCAGGACGAAGCCTGGTGTTACCTCGAAGACGATGTCACCACTGAGCTACTCTTCGGAGGCGGTGCTGGTGGAGGCAAGAGTCGTCTGATCTGTGAATGGGAATCAAAGAATTGCCTTCGCTATCCGGGTTCTCGCTGGCTTCTGGGACGAGCTGTCCTCAAATCGCTTAAGGAATCGACGCTCCTGACCCTGTTTGAAGTCCTAACCGATTGGGGGATGAAGGCAGGCGAGCATTATCGCTTCAATCAGCAGGACAACATCATCACCTTCTTCAACGGCTCGACCATCTACCTCAAGGATCTGGCCACCTACCCGTCTGATCCCAACTTCGACTCCCTTGGTTCAACCGAATACACCGGCGCGGCCATCGATGAAGCCAATCAGGTGTCCCATCGGGCCAAAGAGGTGGTACGTTCCCGACTGCGTTTCAGGTTGGCAGACTTCGATCTCATTCCCAAGCTGGTCAGCTCATGCAATCCGGCCAAGAACTGGGTCTACTCCGAGTTTTATCAACCGGCAAAGAACAAGACCCTTCCCAAGGGTCGAGCCTTCGTCCAGGCACTCGTCACCGACAATCCGCATGTCTCACCTCATTACATTGAGTCCCTGCGAAGCCTGACCGACCGAGCCATGAAAGAACGTCTGCTATTCGGCAACTGGGAATATGACGACGATCCGTACACCCTTTTCGCCCGAGACGACCTGACCGATCTGTTCTCAAACCCCGTGGAGCCGGGCACGAATCGCTACCTGACCTGCGACGTGGCTCGCTTTGGGCGGGATAAGACAGTTATGGTGGTATGGGAGGGTCTAGTTGCTACCGAGATTCACAGCATGGATAAATCCAGTGGTCCGCAGGTGGAGGAAGCGGTAGAAGGATTACGGGCCAAGCACGGCATACCGATGAGCCATGTCCTGCTCGATGAGGACGGCGTGGGAGGCAATGCTGTCGATCACCTTCGGTGCAAGGGGTTTGTTAATGGTTCATCGGCCATGCAAGACCCCATTCAAGCCAAGCACACCTTCAAAGTCAACTATGCCAACCTGAAAGCCCAGTGCTACTATACGTTGGCTGACTACGTACGGAATCATCGCTTGCTGGTTGCCCATGACGACTCGGTGATACGGGAGGCAATCATTGCCGACCTTGAGCAGATGAAGGCCAAGAACACCGACAAAGACTCCAAGCTGCGAGTGCTGACCAAGGAGGAAGTCAAGGAGCACTATGGCAAATCACCGGACTTTGGGGACGCGTTGATGATGCGCATGTTTTTCGAGTTAGACCCGACCCCAATTCCCAATATCCGTTAACTGTATAAAAACGTCCCTCCGTAACCCTATCCTAATGGGTATATGGGCTTCTTCTCCAACCTCTTCACCAAATCCCGCAATCAATCCATGTTCGCGTTCTACATGCCCCGGAACGCTCCCAGTCTTGCAACCAAGAATCTGCTCCAGGCCTATGCTCTCCCCTGGGTAAACGCCTGTATCCGGGCGATTGCGACCGACGTTTCCACTATCGAACTCAAACTGCAAAAGAATACCGGCTCTGACTGGACGGATGTAGACACGCACCCGGCCATGGACTTGCTGAATCAGGTCAACCCGACCATGACCTCGGACGACTTGTTTTATGGCACCTCGGCCTTTGTCGATCTGTGTGGCAGCGCGTTCTGGTACGTCGCCTATTCCAATGGCTCCCAACGTATTAAGTCCCAACCCACTGAACTGTGGCTGATGGACCCCACCCGTATGACCATTCTGCGGGGTGGTCCCGACGGTGTGGCAGGCTATGAGTACCGCAACGAACAAGGCAAGGCAATTCAGCTCAAGCCGTGGGAAGTGATCAACTTCCATGACTTCAACCCCGAGGACATGCTGCGGGGTACGGGGTTGGTCAAACCGGCTGCCGTGCCCATAGACATAGACACCTACGCTTCCAAATACAATCGTGACTTCTTCTTCAATTCTGCCGTGCCCGGCATTTCACTGGAGACTGAGCAGACATTAAATGATGAGCAGTACGAGCGCATCGAACAGAAGTGGCTGGAAAAGTTCCAGGGAGTCGGCAAGAGTCATCTGCCCGCCGTGCTCGAAGGTGGCCTCAAGGTCAGCAAGGTGTCCAGTACTGCGCAGGAGATGGACTTCAATGAAGGCAAGCGACTGGTTCGTGACGAGATCCTGGCTATCTTCCATACCCCAAAATCCATCCTTGGTATCACCGAAGACGTGAACCGGGCCAATGCCGAAGCCTCTGAATATGTCTTTGCCAAGCGGGTCGTGGCCCCTCGGATGCGCTTCATTGCGACCCGTCTGACGGAGTTCTACCTGACACTGTGGGGATTGAAATCGTCCGAGTACCGCATCGTAGCCACTGATCCTGTGCCCCAGAATGTCGAACTGCAAGCCAAGGTCAAGCAAATTGCCCTGCAATCCGGCTGGTTGACCCGCAATGAAGTTCGAAAGATGGACGGACAAGAGGATATCGAGGGCGGTGACGTGCTATTGGTACCCAACAACTACGTGCCACTCACGACTGCTATCAAGCCGCCAGAACCTGTCGTTGTGGCTCCTCCCGCTGGTGCGCCCCCACCACCTACCAATGCACCAAAGCCCAAGAAGGACTTCAAGGCTGCCTACTCTTCTATAGATGAGCGCTCCGCCTATATCTCTAACACCGTCAATGACGCCTCCGAGCAATATGAGCGGGTCTATCGCGTGGTGGCTCGGGACGCGGCCAAGAAGCTCAAGGGCAAGAAGTCGTTCAAGGACAACAATCCCAATTCGTCCGACGTACAGGAAACCGACCTGTATCGGCTGTTGTTTGAACTCTGGCCGTTCGTGACCGTGGCCTTTCAAGGCGTAATGAGCAAGGTGCTACCGCCAGTATTCGCTCATGCCGCCACCCAGACCGCCGCCAAAGTAAGTGCCGACGCCACCTTCGACGCCACAAATCACAGGGTGACATCCTGGTTGACCGATCATGGCCTCAAGAGCGCCACGCAGGTTGCAGATAATCTGAAAGCCGAAATGACCTCGATCCTGTCCCAAGGGGTGACTGATGGCAAGTCGGTCAAGGACATCGCCGCCGATCTCGGTAAGTTCTTTGATGATGAGAGTCAGTGGCGAGCCTTACGCATTGCCCGGACTGAGGTGTTGACCACCTACGCTCAGGGCAGCATTGAATCCGCTCGACAGATGAACTTGGAAGAGAAGCGCTGGGTGACCAGTAACGGAGAAACGGCTGAGGTGTGTTCAATGAACGCGGCTGTGGGCTGGATACACCGGGAGGATGCCTTCCCCTCAGGGGACTTGGCTCCGACCGCTCATCCGAATTGCAAATGTGAGCTCGAATGGCGGAAATCCGCTACACAGGAATAACTATCTAAACAGGAGGATCTACATTCGTAGACTGCAAGTATGGAACTCATCCGCAAGACCTTTAATTCTGACGTCAAAGCCCTCAAAGACGAACGCTCGTTGCTTGTGACCATCTCCACCCCCGATGTTGACCGCTACGGCGACATCATGGTGCCGACCGGGGCCAAGCTCGACAATTATTTGAAAAATCCCGTGGTCCTATTTGGCCACAACGCCTCTGACCGCCCGGCTATTGCCACGGCTCCTGAGCTGTATGTTGATGACGCCGGTATCCACGCCAAGGTCAAGTTCCCAACTGAGGGCAAGAGTCAATTCGCCGATGAGGTCTACAACCTCTACGAAGAAGGCATCATGCGTGCCTGGTCAATCGGCTTCCTGCCCAACCTCAAGACTGCCTCGAAGACTGCGGAGGGCGGCTTCAAGATTTTTGACTGGGAGCTGTTTGAATTCTCGGCTGTCAATATCCCGGCCAACCCCTTTGCCCTGACCATGATGAAGAATCTAGGCGTATCAGAGGAAACGATTGCCAAGCTGGAGTCTGATACCTCCGTGGCCGTGGTTGTGACCGAGACAGAGGTGAAAGCCCTAACCGACTTCAAGTTTGCCGACGACTTCGCGACGGCGACGGTCACCTTCGACGAGTCCAAATCCTTTGAGATCCCGGTGACCGAGGAATTAAAGAAGGGGCTGATTGAAGCGGTCGAGGCCATCAAGACCGGCTCCGAGGCTGAAGTTAGGCAGGAACAGCTCAAAAGCTTCCTGACCGATATCCAGACCCACATCCACGCCAAGGACACGGCACTGCTGGCCCAAATGACTGCGATGAAAAACCTATTACAACCTTCAACGAAGGAGGTGAATAAATAATGGAAAAAGAATTAGAACAAATCGTTACCGATATTAAGGACGGCGTAAAAAAAGACCTGACCGAAACCTTGATGCCCGCCATCACCAAAGATGTATTCGAGCAAATGAAAGCAGACCTGCCGAATCGTCGAAAGGAATTATTTGGGGAAGATGTGCGCGATGCTACCAAAGATGCAAAGGAGGGCTTGGAAAAGTCCGCTGAGTTCATCCAGGCAGCCATGGCGCACGACGAAACCCAGATGAAGTCCCTCTCAACCGGTACTGACACCGATGGTGGATTCTTCGTTCCGGAGACCTTCTCCAGCGAGATCATCCGAATTGCTCCAACCTTTGGTGTAGTTCGCCGTGATGCCCGCTCGTACGGGGTTCCGACCGAGGGCGATACTGTCCGCTTACCAACGATTGGCTCAGTGTCCGTGAACCGTGTCTCTGAAAAGGGTGCGATCCCGGCTGTGCAGCCAACGACTGGCCAGACCGTGATCTCCGTCAAGAAAATGGCAGGTATCACGCCGATGTCCAATGAGTTATTGCGCCGGGCCAATGTTGACACCGTCAATATCCTGACCATGCTCTACGCCGAGGCATTCGCCAAGGCCGAAGACACCTGGGGCTTCCAGGGACTAGCCTCTGGCGAGGGAATCTTCCAGAACGCCAACGTGCCTGTGTTGACCTTGCCGTCAACCATGACAACCTACACCAAGATAACCCTTGACGACATGTTGGCTGCGCTGGCCTTGCTGGATGACGATGCCGCTGCTAACGCCAAGTGGTACATGTCCTTCTCGGTCTTCAATGCTTTGCGCAAGATCAAGGACACGACTGGCCGATACCTGATCCAAGACCCTACTGAGGGACGTCCAAACACAATTTGGAACATTCCCGTTCAGTTTGTCCGGGTATTGCCACGAACCACTGATGGAACACAACTCAGTACCAAGTTCATGGCGGTGGGTGATTTGAGCTACATGCTGTTTGCTGACAAAAAGGAATACTCCTTCGATATCAGCCGCGAGGCCACAATCAAGGATACTGATGGCACAACCACCATCAATCTGTGGCAACAGGACATGTCCGCTGTCCGAATCATCGAGAACATCGACATTCAATTGGCCGAAGGCGACAAAGCGTTTGCTGTTGTGAAAACCGCAGCTAGCTAAATTGGTCCTTCAACCTCTGGCCGGTCACTCCGGCCAGTGTTGAGCGACGAATTACACAATAATATTTAGGAGGACAGTTATGTCTAAGATGGTACAAGTTCGATTCAATGAAACAACCCTGTTGGGAGCCCGTGTGTTCGGCCACGGCGAGGAGCATGTCATTTCCCAGGTTGAAGCTGATCGCTTAGGCAGCTCGTTGGTAGTGCTCGGTGACGCAGAAAATGACTTTCCGGTCTATGACAAGAGCGTATATGGGGATAATCAGGCGGCCAAAGAGCGTGATCCGCAAGACCCTTCAGAGCTTGAACCAGTATCGGTGGGTGAGTCAGACGTTGAGGCTCATCGGGAAGTGGTATCGGAAGAGGAAAAGGACGTGACTGCACCTGAGAATAAGATGGTGGGGAAGGTGCCGGTTAAGAAATAACTAGTACTTGGCCACCGACTCGAAGTAACCGCTACCTCCATAAATCTTCCCAGTTACTCTGGGAAGAGAAAGGTCCTGAGCCTTCCAGAACTCGTCTTTGACACATTTGAGTTCCGAATGCTCTTTTGTAAGTCCGTCATGAAAATATTTGGTCATCAAGATAGGCGGATTGACAGGAGGGTTCGACATCACTTTGATGAACGTCTCAAAGTACTGCTCCCTATGCCTTATTTTTCCACCGATCGCTTCAATTCTACTCAGAAACTCATCCACTGAGTATCTATACCAGCCCCATTCTTCAAGAGCCGGGTAGTAATCCCCCTCTTCAACCATCCTTTCAGGCGCATTTCGCTGCTTGTTGGCCATATCAGTAAGCTTAGAAGCCACATTTGCCGGCTTACCTAGCCATACCAGTGATTTGTTAGACGTGTTTTCTGAACCTCTCTTAATAATCCCTGTTTTTGTAATCAACATCTCTCCAAAGTCTATTCCAATTCCTACTTTTACCTGAACAGCAGAGGTTTCTTTATTTAGCATATAATTAGCGACGCTATTCATCAGCATGGCCGTATTTACGGCCTTCCGGTAACAATTTTCACGGTCAAAGACAACCATCACGCGATCTCCTATGATGTTCCTCACATGTCCGTTGAAATAATGCGCGGCCCTAGTCATGGAACGTACATAGGTTGAGTAAAGTGCAGCTAACGTCTGCTGGTTATGGTTCAAGCTGATGGCGGTTGAGTTACGTAAGTCAACAAAAAGGACAGCAGATTCAAGAAGCTTACTCTTTTGCATTTTCTCGATTAAGTTGGGATACGTAATATTCTGGTCATCAATTGATGGCACCAGATTTGTTTTTGTAATGACGTGTTCAAATAATGGACCGCCAACTCCACGTATTTCTTCCAGGAGACTGTCTCGAAATTCTTCCAAATTCATTTGCGTCTCACCCTCCGAGTAGTGTCCACAGCACTCCTGCTGAAACGACTAACAGTCCAGCTAGCCACCAGCGAGTGGCGCTGTCGAATAAGTCGAGCTTTGAAACAGTGATTCGACTGTTGATGATTACTTGACCCGCCAGATCATTTTCAAATCTGCCCCTGGCGTTGTCGCCATTTTGATTCGATCCTAGCGCGGTGAGAAGCGCTTGACTGCTGAAGTTAGCCAAATGCCCGAAGTAAAAGAGATTGTCGGATTCGTCGACTAGATTCTTGAGAGGCAGCTTACTGTTCACAGCGTTGGTCTGAGGCATGAAGCTATAGGTGGCAAGGCATATACTACCCAACCAAAGCGCACATCCGACGACCAACGCCGCAACAGCACCTTTCGGGGGCAAATTCAAGCCAGCGGCATAGGTGAGGAGCCCGGTCAGTGACAGACTTCCGAGGGCAATCAGTCCTGCGTTTTTTGCTTCAGCGAAGCGTAGCCACTCGTTAACCATCCCGAGAACCGTAAGCAGATGTTCTTCAGCCTCAGAGCGTGACGACGACATACCTAGTCGATACCCTCTCCGAAAAAGGTGTGTTCACTGTCCGTTCACACTATACCAGACTGAGGTGAACATATAACCCTGACCCCCCGCATCGCTATGCTGTCGGTATATGGCTACTGAGTCAACTCCCCTTTTCACACCCCGAGCGCCTCTGCTTACACCGCGACCACCGGTATTTAAGCCACTGCCTGGTCGCCTCTTAACGGAGGACCACTATTACTTGATGACAGAAGACGGTTTTTACATCGGTCTGGAGGGTAATGGCAACTAAGGTAGGCTCACTGCTTCCGATAGCTTCATCAGTTGCCGCTAACGACTCGGTCATCATCGTCACGGCCACCACACCAACGACCAAGCGAGCGACGAAAGCCGCCTTGCTTGATGGGCTGGCGACCCAACAGGCCCTCACGTCCCATACTTCAGACATTGCCAATCCTCACGCGGTCACCAAGACACAGGTGGGGCTAGGCGCGGTCGACAATACCGCAGATACTGCGAAACCCGTATCCAGTGCTACCCAATCTGCCCTTGCGACCAAGGCGGATACCACAGCTCTGGCCACCCATACCGGCAATACCTCCAACCCGCATAACGTAACCAAGACGCAAGTTGGCCTTGCTAACGTGCCCAATATGGATGCCACGCAGCGTGCAAACCATAGTGGGACGCAGACCGCCGCAACCATCTCTGACTTTCAAACCGCTGTAACCGCCAACACCAGTGTGGCTGCGTCTGTCACGCACGCTGCACGAACTGATAATCCCCATGCAGTGACCAAGGGTCAGGTGGGTTTGGCGAACGCCGATAACACAACTGATGCCAACAAGCCCATTTCGACTGCCGTCAGTAGCGCACTTGCACTCAAGGCGAACGACAACACGGTTGTGCACTTGTCTGGAACGGAAACGGTTACTGGAACGAAGACCTTCAATGCTGGCACGCTGTTAGATAAGGGGACGCAGGTCTACAACGTCAAAGCCTATGGTGCGGTTGGTGATGCTCGTAAGGTGATGGACGGCGTGATGACCGCCTCATCTGGACTTCTGAGCTCCGCGACAGCGACCTTTATCAGTGGTGACGTCGGGAAGCAGATCATCGTCACGGGTGCCGGCACTTCTTCAGGCGTGCTGACGACAACCATCGCATCCTACCAATCGGCGACTCAGGTAACTCTCACCGTAATCGCCTCCACCTCTGTAAGTGGCGCGTCGGTTGCGTTTGGCACCGACGATCTCGCGGCAATGACTGCCTGCCTCGCTGCTATCAGATCGGCCGGTGGTGGCCGAATGCTGCTGATGCAGTCCCACATCACCAGTGCGCGGCTCTACTACGACCGGAAGAACCTCTCGGTAGACGGGTGGCCCAACTTCGGCACAACCATGTACTGTGGATTCGACCCGTCGGGCGGGGTCAATGGCATGTTCACCTTCTACTCCGATGATTCCACAACGATCGGCAATATCAGTGTCAGAGATGTGGTGTTTGACCACATGGGCTGTCGCATCCCAGGTGTCTATATTCGAGGGAACACCAGCACAGCCAACCTCTCGAGAAACTTTTATCTCGAACGTCTCGAATCAGTCAACAGGGCCGGGAGCGCAGATGGTGTCTTGGCTGGTATCGTCATCTACGGCAAATACACCGGGGTTCTCGGATCGCTCAAGAACGTCCACATCACAGATTACTACTCACACGACAATACGGGGGCGGTGGGAACGCGGCCTTACTCTATCAATATTCTATCGGAGGATCTCGACGGCCTATGGGTCGATGGCAGATTTGAGAATCTGTATGGAACGACGATTGCTATGGCCGGTGGCACGTCTAACCTCCGTGGGAGAAAGAACTTCAACTTCAATCTTCGTTGCTTTCAAACCAAGAAACGGATTGCCGGCGATGGAACCTATGCTGACGCGTTCGACTCGAACCGCACTGGATTTCACGGTATCGACATTACCGGAACATTTGACGATAATAACCTGTTCGCCAGAACCGTAGACAACTTTCATATCGCCATTTATGAATCTATTGGCTTCGTCGTCCATGACGCCAAATTCTATAACTCTCGGGCGGTGATCGCTCCTGGCTATAGCACCCCTCCCGGCCACGAGAACTATGCCTGGACCTTCAACAATAATCTGGTGATGGATGCAATCACCTTCGCCGATAGTGATGGTCAAATCGCGGGAATGTGCAGCAACAATATCTTTGTCCGTGTTCAGAGCGGTCCGATCATTTTTGGATATGGCCTGCAAACTGCCCAAAAGACTTCTCACGGCAATGTCTTCTACAACTGCATTACTGATCCTGACACGAGCACGGAATGGGCCCAGGCAATCTTCCTGGCTGAGTTGGGTGGTCAGGATTATGATGGCAATATCATTTACGACGACCTCGGTGCTGCCAGCAAGTTGAAATATGTCTTCGCTGAACTTCATACCTCGGGTGATGTCACTCATCCAAACACCTACCGAAACAACAAAATGATGGGTGGTGCGAATCTCGTCAAGACGTTCTACCTTGATAGTGAAATTAAGCACGAAATCATTGGCAATAGCGACGTGAAGGAACAGGTCATCCAGAATTCGGTCACCCACAACTCGCCCATTGTGAGCCCCTTGGCAACAACTGATGTCGTGAGCAATAACTGGCGAGCTGACGGTTCCCGGGTAACGGACAATTCTCCACTCCCTGTTATTAGTGGTGGGACAGGTGGGAGTACAGCCGCCGCCGCCAGAAGTGCCTTGGGGGTAGTATCTCGAACGGGCGACTATATGTCTGGTCAACTCATTCTCGGTCAAGGGTATGCCTTGCAATTAGCTGGGTCATCAGGTAGCTACCTCGATGCAGGGAACAATGGCGCGATTATGCGGGGTGCAGTAGCGGAACCATTTACCATTGCCTGTCGACTACAGCTTGATCCGACCTACAGTTCAGCGTCGGGATCGTACCCACTTATGAGCGTGGGTCGTTATTACTTGAATATCACGTCGGGAATGAAAATCAGAGGCGGTATCTGGGGAGGCGCGAATCCGACCTCGACGACTACGCTTGTGGCAGGCGGTACGTACGACATTATATTTGACTGGGACGGCGCGAACACCTCAATCAGTGTGAACGGCATCGTAGAAAACTCGATCGTGAGCACATCTAGTGCGTCTGGAACCAATAATCTCTATCTGGGGAAGCGGAACGGCGAAGCCGGCACGGAGTTTAAGGGGGTCCTGGACGTGGTCAGGATGTGGAACCGGCAACTCACGAGCTCTGAAAAAGCCACAGTGACCGCGGGAGGGACGGCGCCAGCGTCGGGACTCGTGCTTGAACTAGGATTCGATCTCCAGTCTCCAGTCGACACGAGCCCTACCGGCAACCCAAGCAGCAATACTGGAACGTCATATATCGCAGGCATCGCGGCTCCAGTTGGAGACGGGTTTTCCTCGCTGTTCAGTCTGGGCGCGATCCGCGCGAACGGTCCCATCGCCACCGCACTCGTCTCCAAAACCACCACCTACACCATCACCGCTACCGATTCGGTCATCCTGGCTAACGCCACCTCTGCCGCCTTTCAAGCCACGCTTCCCACCGCCGTTGGCATATCGGGTCGCCAGTACACCATCAAACGTATCAACGCAGGGGCGAACAACGTCACGGTGGGGTGCTCAGCCAGCCAGACCATTGATGGAGCGGCCACCAAGACGCTGGGGGCTGCCTTTTCCTACATTGTGATTGTTTCAGACGGAGTGAATTGGCAGATTGTTGGACAAGGTGGAACGGTCAGTTAATTGGCATAGGCTCAGAGGCTTACGGATTAAGAAATATTCCGTCTCAGCATATATCTACTAATATCTGTAAAGTATGCTTCTATCCACTCCCAGTCCTGCTCCGCTAATGACGCTTTTAAATTCTAATCTCAATTCTGCTAAAGGTGGAACCTCTTTTCCTGCCAATTTCTCCATAATTTCTTCTAGACTCCACCGAATATAAACGCCCTGTCGAGCAAGATAGAATCCAACGGTGTTTATAGTGTAACTATTGCTATAGTCCAAAAAAGAATAACCAAGTAATTGATAAATCCACTCTGGCCTGCTTACCTTGAAACTGATTGCCGCCTTTATTTCTAGCAGACAGCTGTCAATGATCAAGTCCGCATCGGCCCCACCTACATCAATGCTACCTTCAAAATGGGGGTTAAGCACGACAGGACGGCTCAATAAATCAACAGACGTATTTCGAAATACTAAAGACATCTGATAGAGGTCATCAACCCACTCTTGAGGAATTACTGAGAGAAACTCTTCAGTTGTCGTAAATTTTGGGTTAAGAAGTGACACCTCTAGAGGCATCATTCCAGATCGAAATTCATGGTCAAACATAGCCAGAACAACGCAAAACCGACAAAGCGACTCTTCATCAATACGCTTTAAAGATGGACCAGCGGAATACAACTCTGCCGCCCGGCTTTCTATTTGTTGGATCGTCTCCATAAAAAACACCATAAAATCTTCATCCCCCCAGACTTCTTGAAGAGGCGGAAAACCATGAAAGGTAATTGGCGCAAAGTAACCGCAAATGCGAAAGTCAATTGCCGTTCCGAGTAATGACCAAGGGACTTTCGTTTCTGGCCGAATCGTGGTCGCAGCATTGCCTACCGCACGGATCTCGTTGATGATAATTTTGGTATTTGGAAAACGGTCATGGAGAAATATCCGTACCGGACTGTTCTTTAGTTTGAGATGAGAAGTAAGCGTCATCGTTTCTTTCCTTTGTTTCAGACTACGTTTGCAAAGTAATATACCTGATTATTGTATAAAATCACACGCCCAGATGCCTACACTAGCCGTATATGCCATACATCAATCCCGAAAACGTTGCTGACTATTTGAATGTTGACTTGACCTTCGAGGGTGAAGCACTGTCCACGGACCTCATTACTGGCTCCATCGCACAGATTGAGTCAGCCTGTAACCGCACCTGGACTGTTACCAACCCTGTCACAGAAAGCTTTGACGGAGGAGCGTCCCGACTCTTTCCAAATTCCCTGCCTGTCACCGTCATCACCAGCCTGACCCTCGATGGTGCACCAATGACGGCAGATACCGACTTCTACAACTACCGTAGTTTCATCCGATTAGCCTACATACCAGCTTACGGCCACCAACGTCTGGTCTTGACCTATACCTCTGGAGCTACGGTACCGGAAGATGTGAAGCGCGTGCTTATCCGCTGGGTAGCCGAGCAATTGATGCAATCCACACGAGAGGCAGGAAACGAAAAGGTCAAGCGATTGACCCAAGGCCCTGTCACGATTGACTATGGCCTACCGCCTGCTACGTCAATGGATCCAATTTCTGGACTACCCAGCTATGTCGAGGAGGTTGTGCGTCGCTACCGGCTGTCGCCCATGTAAATGCTGCTTTTGAATGCCACCGTTGCCGTCTATCGTCTGACCAAAGTGGGATACAAAGACTCGTATCCTGTCACTCCGACCATTACGGGCATGTCGGTCAGCATTGTCCCTGCCTCCGAAGAAGCCCTTAAGCTCTTTCCCTCATCCACCCAATACGCCCAGTTTCAAGTCTTTACCGAAAACCTCGACACTCTCAAGACCGGCGACAAAATAATCAACGCTGAGGATCGCGAGTGGATTCTGAGTGGGGTGGGTGAACGCTACGACCTGGGACTCGGACTCGATTACCAGTGGTTCATGGCCGAGCAGGTGCCACTATGAACGAACCAGTCCAGATGTCTATTGATGTCAAGGGGTTACGCGAACTGCAAGCCAAGTACAACAAGTCGCCACAGGTGATAGGTGCAGCCTTCCAGGTTGCCCAGGCAACGACGGCTCCGATCATTCAACGAATCGCCCGAGTGTACGCCCCCAGGGACACCGGGCAGCTCCATGCCTCGATTCTGGTACATCCGACCGAGGGCGCAGGACTGCTTATCAAGACCCGAATTGGCACGAGTCTAAAACACGCCAAGTGGCAGGAGGAAGGCACAGGCGTTTATGCCGGTCATGGCCGTATCTATCCGCGCCACGCCAAGACGCTGGCTTGGCAGAAGAATGGCAAGTGGGTATTTGCCAAGAGCGTGGCGGGAGTAAAGCCTCACTGGTTTATGAAGAAAGCGCGGACTGAGAGCACACCCATTTATCGGGCCAATGTGAAACGGGAGGTTGAGTCAGCTCTGAAACAACTCTAAGTATGAATTACACCACTATCGGCAATGTATTGGAATCAATCTTAAACACCGTGCCTAATATTGAAGTCGTCTACAATTATGAACCAGACGAACTGAAGGTATTCCCGGCTCTGACCATTCAAGCAGCGGGACACCTGGGAGAATTTCGCTCGACTAATTCCAACATGCGAATCTTCCATTTTGTGCTTCGGCTGTATCTCCCCGCCATGAACAGCCGTGATGAACAGGTAGAGGCTGATGTCAGAAGCCTGATGGACGGAGTGGTAGCAGCCATAGACAGCAATCCGACACTCAATAATACTTGCTCGTTTGCCGAACCCAGCAATGCCCGAATTCAACCGGCAGACAGGGAAGTCCCCGTGACCGTGGCCGAAATCGACATCATGGCCAAGGCCTTTGTGGCGCGCACCTGATGAATCCATATAACGCTGATGGGATATGTCGCTACACTGCCAGTAATGAAGCACTACATTTTTAAGGGCGATGCGCCCGTATTTATCCCTGAAATCGGCACGGTGAAGCCCGGTGACACGCTGGAGGTAGAGCAGTCCATCAAGCACCCCGACTTTGAAACCATCAACAAGGAGGAAGCCGCCAAAGGCAAACAATCATGAGTTCCGGTATCCTATCCGCCATTTCCTTCGCCAAAGAATCGACTTGGGGCACACCTGTTACCCCTACCAAATCCATTAGCGTTCATACCAGCGACGGTCTGACGGTCAATCGACCTGCGGGTTTCCCGACCGGGATCAAAGGCACGTTAGCCAAGAACAACTCCGGCTCCTATAAAAAGGTTGCCTCCTACTCAGGCGAGTATGAAGTCGATGTCATTCCAGGATATGCTGCCTACCTTTTCCAATCCGCTATTGGTACAGATACCCCGACACTGATCGAAACCGGCGTCTACAAACATGCCTTTACCGAAACGGCCGCTAAATCTTCTCTCACCGTCGAACAGGCACAGAGCGAAATTGTCCAGCGCTTCGCAGGTGTCATGGCTACTGGCTTCAAAATTACGGCCAAGACCGATGAGCCGATTGTGGTCAACTTTGGTCTGGTAGCCAAGTCCGTGACTACCGCCACCGCTATAACCCCAGCCTATGAAACCGCCAACCCGTTAACCTTCCTCGGAGCCGACCTCAAGATTGCCACCGTCAGCCAGCCACAGGCCGAGAATATCCAGGTCGAGTACAAGAACGGACTGGAATTAAAGACCGCACTCAATGGTTCAATCGACCCATCCTACAACTTCGTTAAGCCATCCGAAGTCACCGGTTCGTTTGATCTGTATCTGGACAACACCTCAGCCGCCCAGTACACCGCCTACCTGAACAAGACCGTACAGGCACTGTCATTGACCATAACCGGCTCAGATCTGATTGGTGCAACGAAATTCATGGGGATTACCGTCGCGTTACCCGCTGTGGTCTACACCGCCGTCAAAGAACCCATCAGTGATGACATGAACCTGATCAGCGTCAACTTTGAAGCCATACTCGACCAATCAACCGGCAAATTGCTCAATGTCGATGCGACCAACACCTTAGCGACCCTTGTGTAATATGGATACCCTTACCCTCACCACTCCCTCGAACTATGTCGTCACCCTCAAAAAGGCCTTGAGCTACCGCCATAAGCTCGACGTTCAGGAGTCCTTACTGGGCAACAACAGTATTAAGCTCGACGCCGTGAATCCGGATACCAAAAAGATGGACATGGAAGTGGCTATCAAGGACCTGTTTGCCTACCGGCGCAAGGCGATGGAATATCTGGTGGTGTCCGTAACCAACCCCGACGGTTCCCAGGCAGACAATGCCTTTGAGGCCATTCTGGATATGCCGGAAGACGATGGTGAAGCCGTTGCCGCTAAAGTCGCTGAGGTGACTGACCGCGCAAAAAAATCACAGACCTCCAGCTAGAGGCCTTCAAATTCTTCCACTCAAACCACAAACTGACTAACCCCGACCTGCAACTGGCCTTGCTGTGTCATGTATTGAAGCTGCCCTATACCGTTCTGATGGACCAGCCCGACTGGTGGGTAGAGTCCATGCAAGCCCTGATCTCTGGCCGCAACCAAGCGGAGAACCTGGCCAACAAGCCGTCTGGGAAAAACGTCTAAAAAGCACCCTCCCGCTTCCTATCATGCCCTATATATGGGCAACGATATTCTCCAAATAATTCTCCAAGCCAAAGTCGAAGCCTCCAAGGTCGTCCAAGGTGCAGCCAGTACCATCTCCGGCTCGTTCCAGGGGATCGGCGCGGCGGCCAACAAATTGGCTGGTGGTCTGGCGATCGTCGCCACCGCTGCTGCGGGCGCAATCGGCTATGGCACCAAGATCGCCGCCGACCTCGAGACATCACGTCAGGGGTTTATCACACTGCTTGGTTCGGCTAAGCTGGCGGATGCCGCAATCGCCATGATCAAGCGTGACGCTGCCGCTACTCCCTTTGAACTCCCCGGCCTGATTCAGGCCAACCAGTTACTGACCTCCGTGACCAAAGACGCAGGAAAATCCGAATCACTCCTGTTGAACGTCGGAAAGGCTTTGTCTGCCATGGGCAAGGGCCAACCGGAATTAGACAGGATCATCGTCAACCTGCAACAGATTGGGGCGGTAGGGCACGCCTCAGCTTTGGACATTAAGCAATTCGCCTTTGCTGGTATTCCCATCTACGAATTGCTTACTCAGGCAACTGGCAAGAGTGGCGACGCGCTCCAAGCCCTGATATCTGATGGTGGCGTCACCTTCGACGTATTAACCAAGATGTTCGACAAGGCTGGCAGTGCAGGTGGCCGGTTCGAAAAAGCGTTCAGCTCGCAGGCGGGAACACTCAATCAGTTGTGGAGCAATTTACACGACACGGTAAACATCTCCATGGTTGACTTTTTGAAGACTTCCGGTTTATTTGACATGATAAAAGAGGCGCTGGCCAAAGCCATTCCCCTTATTCAGCAATTTGGTGAGTGGTTGTCTGGCACCGCCGTCCCCGCTGTCCGAAAGTTCTTGTCAAATCGAGAAAATATCATCGGCATGTTGACGGTTATTGGTGTCTTATTGGGGATTGTCGTGGTGGCCTTTATCGCCGCCAACTGGCAGGTGATTGCGCTGGGTCTGGCATTGGTGGCCCTTGGGTATCTCGTCTCTCGGGTGGTCAAAGCTTGGGACGACAACTTCTGGGGTGTCAGGACGACGGTTGAGGGGCTCGTTAAGTGGTTTAGCGGTACGTTCGTGCCGGGCATTGGCAACGCCATCACGTGGGTAGTTGATAAAGCTATCTGGCTCAAGGAAACTTGGGTCAAGACTGTCAATCTAGTCGCACAAGCTTGGACCATCACTCTTACTACTATCGCTACCTCAGCTAAGACGGTATTTGAATCTATCGGGCGCATCATTCAGAACGTGTGGGCTGCTATCTGGACGGTAGTTGGTCCTATTTTTAATCTGTTTATTGGCGCTTGGATGCTCCAGCTCAATATTGTGCTGTATGTCTTTGCCGTCATCCGGGGCGCAGCAATCGTGTTGTGGGAGTTCCTATGGACTACCGCTATAAAACCCGTCCTTGACCTGATAACCGCTGGTATCCAAGCGGTGGGAGGCGCAATCGTTGCGGTCTGGCAGTGGATTGCCTCAGTCACTGGAACTATCTGGAATTTCATCTATACCAACGTCATCGCACCAGTCATTGGCTCGATTGTAGCTGCTGCCCAGTGGGTGGGGAGCGTCATGGCCGTAGTCTGGGGCGGAGTGAGCGCCGCAGGAGCAGCTGCCTGGAATTGGATTGCAAGTGTCTGGAATAGAGCAGTAGGGTTCTTTGGTGGCATCTGGAGCAGCCTGACCAACTCGGCAACGGGTGCGGGCAACTCAATCGGGAATGCAATTGGCGGAGCCATCGCCAGTGCCATCAACTCGGCCAAGTCTGTTATTACAACCGCCGTCAACTGGATCGTAGACAAAATAAATAGCTTCGTCGACGGATTAAATAACACGGTAGGCAAGCTCCCCGGTGTGCCTAAGCTCGGTCACTTACCCCACTTCGATAATGGCGGGGTCGTGCCCGGACCAATTGGTTCCGCTCAGTTAATCGTGGCCCACGGTGGCGAAACCGTCTTACCGACCCACAAGCAATCTGGCAATTACGGTAATCAGACCATCAACGTCTACGCCACTATCAACCAGGATGTGGATATCGAGACCCTCGGTCAAAAGCTGGCCTATTACGGCAAGCAGATGGGGAGCCTGTAATGTTTCCCCGTGTCTCCTATCCCGGTATCAGCTTTAACGACAACCCCTACTTCATGCTTGACGGTGTGCCCGGATTATCAGGCGGCTCAATCAGGCGTGAGAGCTTCGACATGCCATTGGCCGACTACGGCGTGTATGTGTCCACCTACTACGGCCAACGGGCTTTTGCGCTGGAGGGCATGATTATCGCCACCACGATTCAGGAGTTTGTCGATAAACGCGACCAGTTGTCCGCCGCCTTTACCCCCTTTAACGGTGAGCAACCTTTGGTCTTTGAATACGACAGCCGCCCGACCAGACAGATTAAAGCTGTGGTGTCTGACAAGCCGGACTTTGACCCGACCCCCGACTCACCCTTTGCCTGCGCCTTCCACATTCCGATGATGGCCTCGTTTCCGTTTCTCACCGGAGCCAGTGATACCACGATCTCCCTATCCTTGAGTGTGACGGGTGGCGGCACTGTCCCGGCTACGGTCCCCATGAGCCTGTCCATGAACTCAGGTGGTAGCGCCTTCTTTACCAACACCGGCTCGGCTCCCAGTTATTCGACTGCCCATATCCCCGGACCCGTGGTCAATCCTTCTTTGCGTAATATCACCACCGGACAGGACATGCTGTTTAATCTAACCCTGCTTGCTGGCCAATATCTGAATATCGACTTCCGGGCGCACCGGGTGAGCGACGACACCGGACGCAGCCGGGGTGGACAGTTCCGGGGCAAGTGGTGGAAGGTGGGCACAGGAGTGACCGAAGTGCGGTTTGTGGCCGATTCCAATGACCCGTCAGTCAGTGCTCAGATCACACTCCCTATAACCTATTTGAACGCATGATCGACTACACCACCCTCATTAAAAACAAGAGTGGCGACACCGTCACCGAACTGCCCCAGACTGCCAGCCTGACCTGTGGCTGGTATCTAAACGCTCCCGGAGCCGTGACCTTTGAGCTGCCCAAGCAGGGTTCCGATTTGTCGTCTGATGACATTACATTGGGGTTCACCGAGATTGAGGTCTACCGCAACAACAGTCTGTTGCAGGCGGGGGAAATCCAGACCCGCTCAGGGGCGCTCAATCAGGGCATGATTCAGTACGGAGCCAAGGGTTGGCTATCGCTACTCGAAGCCCGGTTGGTAGGCAATAACATCTATCCAACCTCCTACAACGAGGTTGGCCTGTCAGCCATTCTGGATAACATGATCGTCAATACCCAGATCGGCTGGGGCAATATTGGCTTGACCGTCGGGACACTTGCCACCTCTCGAACGGCAATCCGCAACTATCAGTTCGACACCGTAAAATCTGCAATCGAAGGTCTGTCTAACTCCAACATCAGCAACGGACTGGACATCGAGATAACTCCCGGAAAGGTCATCAACTCCTTTTATCCGCAACGAGGGCGGGTATTGGATCTGGCATTTTCCACCGGCACCAACATCATCGACCACTGGGTAACGGAAGACGCGACCGCCTTAACCAACAAATTGACCTTATTAGGCGCGGGTGACGGAGCCAACATGCTGACATCCACCTCTCAGTCTCCAGACTATTTGTTAAACAGCTATAGACTGCGTGAACGCACCCTCTCATTCAAGGATATCTCCGACCAAACCACTTTGGACGAACGGGCGGAATCTGAGCGGTTGGTCAGGCAAGTGCCCAAGCAGATCGTGACCATTCACGTGACGGCTGATGACTGGGGCGCGTATGATGTGGGTGACAGCGCTCAGGTGGATATTGATGATGGATTGATTCAGGTACACGGGTTGTACCGAATGTATGGCATTGAGCTGACACGCAGTAATTTGGGCCGGGAAACGGCCAAGATAATCTTCAACCCGAACTAATATGAACTTGCCTGACGATATACTGGGACAACTGAAAGATCACGAGCAACGCCTGAATGCCATGGAGCGCTACCCCCGTGCCACCTCTGTCCAGTCATCGAACGTGGGTGAGACGGTCTTCAGTTTAGGTGCAACGGGAACGTCCACCGATATGACCCTGGCCTGGTTTACCCTCCACAACGACAACAATGCCCTGGTCATGGGTTCACCCCGCATGCTTATCTACCGCGATATGACCCAGACTCTTGACGGCTCAAATATCTGGCCACTGGGTTCGCGTTGGACGGCAGCGGACTTACGAGCCTTTGATGTCATGCCCTACTGTCTCTACGGCTCGATTGCCCCTTCTGAAGCCAACGACCTGCAATATGCGGTGTTCTTCCGTAACCGGGGAACCACAGCCTTGAACTCGATTGGGGTCTTTGTTGACTGGCGACTACCGCTATTGTCGGGAGCCAATGTATGAGCGAACTCATCAAGCATAGTAACGGAGCCGTGACCCTCCAACACAACGCCCGGTTGACCTATGTCGGACACGAGGCAACGGAAGCAATCGATGTGACCGAACTGCCCCATGACGAGCAATTGGAACTCCTGACTAAGCCCGAAGACGTATTCCCGAATGAACAGGACAAAGCATATAAAAGTCAGGACGTACCACCCGTACAATAGGCGTATATGGCACTCACCGTAAAAATTATTAACGGCAAAGCACCCAGCGGTGGCATAGGTGGCGTTTCGGACGCTGATCTGTCCACAGCCATCATCGACTTCATCACGCCTGGAGCCAAGGACGTCAACGCGTTCAAGGTCACTCCTCCCGGAGCCTCCAGTCGAACGGTCGTCATCAAGGCCGGGCGCTACTATGCCCCGAACGCTACCAATACCATGGTCTATGTGGTTGACCTTGACGCAGACTACACCTTGTCCCCTACTCTACCCACCAATGGCTCAGGCAACCCGCGAATCGACGCCATTGCTTTGAAAATCGACTTGGGAACGACGCCCAATAATTTGGCCAACAACGTAGCCTCTATCGTATCGGTTCAGGGTGCTACTGCTGTTACCCCTACCGCCCCTATACAATCTGATATTCAAACTGCTGTCGGAGCTGGCAACGTGGGTGTCCGATTAGGCGACGTGACAGCCGCTTCCGGCTTCACCACTATCGTCTTGGGTGATATCTCAGACAAGCGAACTTTTGCCACGATTGACGGCTCAAAGCTCGCAGCCAACTCTGTAACGCAACGAGCGATAGTGGCTAACGCATCAAACGACTTCCTTACTGGAGGTTCCGGAGCTATAGGCAGTGCTGCAACCACATGGTATGACATAACAAAGATGACCAAGACCCTCACCACTACTGGCGGAGATTTACTTGTTGCCTTCAACCAGATGTTTACCCTCAGCGCTCAAGCCGATATGCTCGTGAAATGTATGATTGATAGCTCATTCGTGGGCAAGGTATGGCAAAACGGAAATGGAAACGGATTTACTGTTAGTGGGACATTCCTGATAACAGGAGTCGCTGCTGGAAGTCACACGATAAAACTTCAGGCAGGTGTGACTACCGCCGCGACCATAAGCGTGTTTACTCAGCAGTCTTTAAGTATCGTGGAACTCAAGAAATAATCATGCCACAAGATAACATCACCATCTAACACTATGGAAATGACTGCTATCCTGTCCCAACTTGCGAATCAGGGAATAGGCTACACCTTGTTCGTTCTGTCCTGCCTGGTCAATTACAAATTGTACAAAGACAGGCAGGTGGAAAGCTCGTCACGCATACTCGATGTAAAAGAGATGACCGATAAATTTCAGTCGGCGATAGATAAGATGAACGAAAGCCATGTTATTGCTTTGGAGAAGGCCAATAAGGTGGCCGACGCTACATATCTGGTAGTGCAAAACCTACAGCAAAATAGTAACATGAGACAACAATGATACTGTCTACTTTCTTCAATACCATATTTGGACACAATCGGACTTTGACTGAAAATCATCAGGAAATCGAGCAGTTGAAGCAGCAGAGTAGCGAGCTTTTGGATGCCACCGTCCATAGGTCAACTCTGCAAAGTGCCAAAGCGGGTAGAAAGTTTGATAGAATGGGGGATGAAATGCAGCTCATGGCAGGCGATATCGCCATTAGAATAGCCAAAGCCGCAGGAAGACCATAATGCTCGCTCATATATTTTCACTTATTGGAATCATCTTATCAGTCGTGGGCCTGGGATTTATTTTAATCGACGTGGTGCCGGTTCAGCTTCGTGAATTGCCGACGCAGGATGACTACCGCCTTATCCGAAAACTCCTGCCCGTTCTGACCCTGACGTTTGTGTTCTTTGCCAGCCTAACAACTATCTATCTTGGTTATAAATTTGTCCACAACAGCCCAAGTGACCCCTTACGAGATACCATGCGCTTTATTATTTTGTTTACCTTCTTTATTACCGGATTAAGCTGGAAGCTTATCTACAGGAAAGGATAATATGAACATACTTGTAACAATTCTTATTGCCTTGTTGATTGCCCTCCTTGGCACGTATCTGGTTGACCGGATTACCGATACGCCTCACGAGCGAAAATTGGGCTATCTCATCATTGCCGTTATTGTTATTGTCTGGCTGTTCGTCCCAGGAGCATTTCCCTCAATCCGCTAATGCCTATCGCAACCGCCATCACCGTTGCCATAGGGTTAGCTATCCTCTTGGTAGCGGGACAATTTCTGCTGTCTATTCTGGGTATCGCCATTCCCGTAGCAATTGGGGGGATTGTTCTGCTCTTTGTGCTCGACAAGGTCGAGGGTGGAACGGCGTTTAACCAATTGGCTGAGCGCATCAGCAGTTGGTTACGCAGCCTAGGAGGCTCATGAATCCTTTCCACGGAACCTACGTTGTCAGTCAGCCCTTCGGCCCATCGAGGCTGCAACAAGAGCCCGGCTACATGGGAGTAGCCCACTTTCACCGGGGAATCGACCTGGTTGGCCCCTCAAAGTATTGCCCTATCTTCCCCGTTCGTCCCGGCAAGGTCGTCGCGCTTGGGACGGATTCGGCAGGTAGCGGCAATTACGTCAAGGTGCTAGTAGGGGATCAGATAGACAACTACTGGCACGTCGAGGCTTTCACCTGCCATGTGGGGCAGATGGTCGATTCCACTACCCAGATTGCCACCGAGGGTATGACTGGCAGAGGGGTGACGGGATTTCATTTGCACTATGAGGTGACGGCGGGAACCAATCCGAATATCGGCTTGCTCTCCCTTACGTGCATCGACCCAACACAATACTTGCAAGGAGGACCAGACATGGACAATCGAGACATCGCCAAGAAGCTCTATCTGGAACTGGTAGGCCACCTGCCTCCCGATTCAATCATTGAGCAAAAGACCCAATTCTTGAACGGGGGCGACCTCGGGCAGTTGGTACGCGACCTGGTGAACTCCGGCAACAACTACTTCCTGCCGGAACGCATTGCCACGTCCCTGTACGTGGCCCACGACGGCAAGAACCCGTCGGACGACCTACGCAAGCAGAAAGCCGACTTCCTGCGCGTAAGCGGCGATCTGGTGCGTCTGGTCAAGGATGTGATGGGTGCAGGTCAAGTTGATACGACGGCCACCGACAAGCTGGATCAGATTAAAAAAATACTTGGGTGAAAGCGAGGTGATAACGAATGAATGATTTCTTCAATACAAGTGCCGTGGGCAAAGGCGTTCGAGCCATCCTGTTTGTGGTGGTATCGGCTGGACTGACAGCCGTTGTGCCCCTGTTGCAATCCAACCCGGATTTGGCCGGTGGCTTTGTCTACGCGGGTATCGTGATCGCGGTGGTCAATGGGCTTCTGGTCTTTATCAAGGGCTATGCCGACCCCAAAACTCCAACCTTGCCGCAGTAACAAACTGCCCCTTCATACCAGAACAGCGCCAGGTTTGACCTCCGGGCGCTGTTCCTTGCATTGCTGTTCAGTTCGTCAAACGGATTTTTTTACGTCATCTACTTCATCCTCGTAATCAAGACCTGCTTCTTCGTCATCGTCATCATCCCTAGTGCTATCGAACGGAGTGGTTGATTCGGCCTTCACAGCCATATCCTCCTCCGGACTATCCGGCTGATCGTTGACAAAGGTACTGTTGGTGATGGTGATGTTCTTTATTTCAGCTACCGACGACAGAGTCCGCAGTGCTTCTATGACTGTTGCCTGATCCATGACGTGCGTCCGTGCGCTTCCGAAGACCGTATCAATCGCGGCCGCCGCATCAGAGACGCTATCTTTGTACTTGTTCGCTTCATTCCCGATGTGAATCAATGAATGCATACTTCTCCTAATGTGTTTTATTTGTGCCTTTTGGCATTGGTGGCGTCTGTAACGCCTCGCACATACTGGCCAATTCAGTCATGGCTTCCATTGAGGGCACCTCCAGGTTCGACCGATGCTCCTGACTCGATAGCATGTGACGAAACTTGAACGCTCTGGCCTTCATAGTGTTTCTGGCTCGCTTCAAGGCTGCCTCCAGCCACACCTCATTGAGAAAGTCCTCTGGCTTGAGCTGGACGATACTGTGACGACCGGTCAGATAGGTGTACCGGGTATCGATCACCCGATGCCCCTTCATGCTGATGAACCCATAGTTGCTCATGAGTCTTGCGCTGTAGAAGCTGGTGAGCCGTTCCTGTTGCTCCTGTCCTTTCTCGCTGAGCGGCTCGTGGTGCCACGGCCAGAGGTTGCGGAGGTTAAACATGATGGGATACCCCCGTGGATTCTTGCCCGCACCCGGCTTGATCTTGCCGATCCGACTATAGAACCCCAACCCATACTTGGCCTTGTGAGCTGCCCCGCCAGCCGTGCCTATCTCTGAGAAGTGGTCTGGATTGAGGGCTAGTTGCTTGTCACGGTTAGCGATCCCGCCCAATTTTCCAGTTGCGACATAGAACGCGTGATCTTTGACTACTCCTTTAGGTTTTTTGTTGGGCATGTTGATCCTCCTTGACGCGTTGGCGTCGTATTCTCATATAGTCCTTCATGTATCTGCGCTTACATATCTTGCACGAGCCGTCCTGATTGCGCCCATATCGGGCATAACTATGGCCCTGGTTGCACGACGTGGATGGCCGGTGGTGGTTTTTCTGAGTGATCATGTACTCCTTTCAAAACGGCAATGGTGGTTCATCGACCGGTTCAACGGGCTCGGTTCGCACGTCTTCCCGTGGGTCACCCAACAGACCCTGGAATTTGAGATGACGGCACTCGCTGCACAAATCCATGTTCCAGTGCTTGCGACTGACAGTCAGCGACTTGCTGGAAGCCTCCCTGCCACAGTGCTCGCAGGCACTAGGCAGGTTGGATTGCTCGAACGACCCCCAAATATCCCTGAAGTTGAGTCCGGTAGGCAGAATATCCCGTTTCATCAAGCCTCCTCGAAGATCTCCCCTTCGCGCGTGAAGTAGCCACCAAACATGGTCCACAGTTCGGCCAGCTCCGTCTGTTTGTCTTCAGACAAAGCGTTACCGACCGTGAACTTGACCACGAAGTACTTGCCTTTCTTCCCCTCGCGCTTTTCGCTCGACAGGACGATATCCTTATCCCAGGCGTTTTCCCATTCCTCAGCGGCCATCAGTCCCATCAGCTTGCCGAAGTTGGAAAATGAGGTGACAGACAAGTCGGTCAGATATTTCTTGCCTGATTCCAGATCCTGAAACAGGATACCGATCCGATCGACCGTACTGGGGCCATCGTCGTTGTCAAAGGTGACTTCCGACTTCTTGGCGGTGATAATGGCAATCCTGATTTCCGGCTTGCTGGTCATCGAGTCCGAGAAGAAGAAGCTGCCCGGTGTCGCATCGACGCCAGTTGCCAGCTCCACGTTCTGGGATACCGGTTGCACCAGTTTGACGCGGGGCATGCCGATCAGGGACATGGGGATACCCTCAAGTCCGTTCGTGCTCATATGGGTGCTTGGGTTCATCTCCGGATGATTTGCTACATGCGTATCAATTTCTGTCGCCAGTGCTTGGCTGGTTGGTTCGTTGTCAAATGACATAGTAATTCCTCTCAAATAGTGATTATTTTTAGCTAAAATACATATTCCCTAACACGTTGATGATGATTCCGACGACTAATAGAGTTATTCCGGCGTACATCACCAATGTATGGTTGCGATATGCCCGTGCCCGATTTGTTGCCTTGCGTCGTTCGATTGAACGTTTCATAATGGCAGTCATTATAGTTACCCCCTCTCTGTAGTGATGTTTACATTATAGAGTTAACATATGTTTATGTCAAGAGAGTAGATTGCGAATGACAAATCTGCCTATTGCACTATGTTCTACGTTGTGTGTACTATGGTTGTAACTTTACAGTTAGTCATAGTAACTGCTATACTCGACTTAGATTGCAATTCACTGGGTGACCCCCATAACAGTCCGAGTAAAGAGCTTCCACTATGACTGGAGGCTCTTTTTCGTATGCAAGAATCCCAACATGACAATCGAATACACTGGACGTGCCAACACTGCCATAAGCCAACCCTTATTGTTGAATGGAGGACGAACCGACCGCTCTGTATCTCATGCTTTACCGCATTAAGACGCAGGGCGTTTTTATGGCTCGTACAGTAGACGTTTGATACGAGGCCGTGGCTATAGGCAGCGCGGCTTCTTATCAGGCGATTACTAATTCAAATAGAAAGTGAGGTGATTACACATGATTAAAGTTCCATACGCAGAAGTGACAGCAAACTACAACGTTGATGAAGAACAGGCATCAAGGGCCGCCGATACCGTCATTTTTTACTACGACGAGGACTCAGCTCGTATTGGTTTTAGCTTCATAGTTGATAAGGATCACGACTACACATACTACTTTCCTATTGGCGATCTTTTGAATGCCATAGGTGAGGCAGTCAACCGCCCAGACGAGAACTAACCTTCTGAGGTGTGCGCTGGTGGGGGCGTATTACTCAGGCGATTATCGACCTGACAGACGGCGAAGACTTAAATGGTAGAGGTCCGTCTCTAAAAAACCCTCACGCCAACTACGGGCTGATGACCAGGACAGCATTCCTGGGCCTATACTCCGCTAGTGCTAAACGAGCCAGCTACTCACCTTACCAAGTGGCTCTACCGACCGTGACGATGAATAGTTCCGATCCGGCGGTGATAGGGAAAAGTGCAAGATCGCCGGACTAAAAAAACCGGAATCCCGTTCTGAAAGTTCATGTGCCTTTTTCAACGAAGACACTGGGCGTTCTGTGCCTGTCTCCGCTAGAACCATAGCAACAATCAAGGTCCTACCAGAAAGGACACGACACCACTCACTCTCGCCGCACCAAGCTTTCCTTTTAAAGATTCGTGATTATGTTAAACTAAATCCCGTCACCTGTTTGTAGCTCGTGTTCCTTTTTACCCTCTCACGATAGCGAGCCAAACGGCAGGGTGACATTTATGAGTCTTCTTACCTCAAGTCGCCTATGGGCGTGGCTTTTCTTTTTCCTTTCTCAACACTCCCTGGTCGAACCAGTTACCCGACTTGTACCCATGCAAACAAAAACGGTGCAATACATCGCTCAATCTCCAACCACATCGAATTCTGAGTCTTCCATAACCGCTGAACGGGTCGAGCCTGACTCAACACCATCGACAAGACCAATGTCGTCTGCCAAGGCCATTACAGCCACTTCTACGAACGCGCCTCAACCGTCAAACTGGGACGGCCTGTTGCAGCAGTATTTTGGAGCCAATTGGATACGTGCCCACAAAATCATGATGTGCGAGTCAGGCGGACGACCTGGAGCTATAGGACCGATGGACTCACATGGCTTTCAGCCGATTGGACTGTTTCAGATAAAGGATTTCGCTGACCGACCATCGAGAGCTGCGTTGATGGTCGGAGCAAGCAATATCGCCTACGCCGCTGGCATGAGTCTAGGCGGGACGGTCTGGACAGCGTGGGAATGTAAAGGATAGGATGAACTTATTCCTATGACTCAACATACTAAAGACGCATTTTTATTCTCGACCTGGGCCGGTCCCGGCGTTACCAGTCCGCATCAGGGATATGAATATATTTCAAGCACCAGACAACTGTCTAAACGTGTTGTGACTAAGATGGTGCATGAGACCTTAGATCGAGCTGGTTACAATCCCCATACATCACCGACCCTGATTGCCGCCTGGCTCAAACTCCATCGAGGGTTTATTAACCGGGGGGAGATGGAATGAAGAAGCCTAAGGAGGGTAATGCCCAAGCTATCTGAGGACTCAGAGCATTCGATTCAAATTACAATCCAGAACTACCTCACGCTTCGAGGTATCTACTGCTGGCGTAATAATTCCGGCGCATTGATTGACAAGCGTGGTATTCCAGTTAGGTTCGGTAAGGTAGGTTCAGCGGATATTTTGGGCATCCATCCGACAGGTAGGTTTCTGGCAATCGAGGTGAAGCGTCCCAGTGGTCGATACAAACCTACTCCCGCCCAGCTAGAGTTTCTAGAGGCGATACATAGGTATGGCGGCCTGTGTGGGATTGCAACTTCCATAGAGGATGTTGATCGGATACTGTCCGGTGAATATTTACTCCTTAAATCAAAAGCCCCCAGCCATTTCTGACTGAGGGCGATAGCTACTTCTTCGGCTTACGAACGAATGACCCGCCAGGTGACTTGCCCGTCCTCATGATATCGGCTGGGGTGGTCTTGGACGGACGCGGAGGTTTGGGATGCTTGTAATCCTTGGCCACGACACTACTCCATGAATGAATCGGTGACAGCTCATTGCAGTCTGGAACCACAATAGGAGTTTCCGGTAGTCATTCAGAGTGTCTGGTGGACCGGATTGACAGTGGGTTATGACAAGTTCATAATGACCATGTTGTTGATCCCAACGAATTTGAATACAGCCGCCTTTCTGGGATCAACAGAGGGCGGCTTTTTAGTGGAGGTATATGAAAGTATGTTGCAAATGCAAGGAAAACAAAGAAGAAATATTATTCAGTGCGAAGGCTAAGAACAAGGACGGACTCCAGTCCGAGTGTAAGGCGTGCCACTCGATTTATGTCAGGAACCATTATCTTGCGAACGTGGACTATTACGTTATGAAGGCGAGAGTCGGCAAGGTGAAGCAATTCAAGCTCTTAAAAGAGAAATTATCGGAGTACCTCTGGATGCATCCTTGCGTCGATTGTGGGGAACCAGATCCGGTTGTGCTTGAATTTGACCACGTACGGGGAATTAAGACAGGCAACGTATCGGTTATGGTTTACTCCCATGGGTTGCCCTGGTGTCGGATACTCACAGAAATCGAGAAATGCGATGTACGCTGTGCAAACTGCCACAGACGAAAGACATCGGTCCAATTCGGGTGGCATGGATATCCAACCCTTCCTGAGGTACAATCGCTCCGCAAGGTGTAAAGCGGCTCGCCGTTCTTGTGTAAAGGATTCTTAATCGGGGAAGAGGCAAAAACCCGCGTACGTACGCCGTCGTAGCTCAACGGATAGAGCGCTTGTCTTCGGAACAAGAGGCTAGGGGTTCGAGTCCCTTCGACGGTACCATCACAAAACCAAGCAACGACGGGGATTTTCGATAGCCTCAGGTATTCAGCCTGGGGCATTTCGTTACCCCTGACAGCCACGATGACAGCCAAAGTGTTTTGATGGGTCATTTCTCACCCTCCTCTCTGATAGGATCATTACAGCTGAACATTCGAACATTCGTACAATCTCTCGCCTGTCGAAGTTCACTTCCATGTATTCCTGAATGAACATTCGAACATTCGAACATTCCGCTATACCCCCTTCTTCCGAGGTTGGCGAATGACGGGTGCGATCGACCGAGGACGCTTGAGGACTGGCCGCTTGGCGGTTGTCTTCGGCTGGTAGGCCAGTTCGACCGAGTTCGCAGCTTGGCGTGTCGATGAATCGACCGCGTGGGAATAGATTTCCATTGTGGTGGCGACTTGGGAGTGCCCTAGTATGGCCATCGCAACACGAGGATGCACGCCTTGCATTCCCAGGATAGTCGCTGCAGTGTGTCGCAGAGCCTTAAAGTCAAAGTCAATTGAAATGCCCGCGATAGCATAGTGCTTGCGAATCTCCCGTAAGAGATTCGAACCATATATAGGCGTTCCGAGTGAGGTGGGAAATGTCAGCCCCCATTCATCGCCTCTCCAACGTACGCCTGCCAGCAATCGATCTTCATTCTCGCGATCCAGACGCCTTACCAGCGCACGCTTGACGTCAAATGTCATCGGTAACACCCGTCGGCTCCGCTTTGTCTTGAGGTCGACGAGCTGAGCCTTGCCCTCGACGAGCTGGATCTGCTTTCGGATTGAAATAGTTTCCTCGTTGAAATCGATATCGATCCACCGCAATCCGACGCTCTCCCCTCTTCTGAGTCCCAATGTCCCCGCAACGATATAGAGCGCTTCCAGGCGATCATCCTTCACTGCGTCAAAGAGTGCCTTCACCTGCTCCGCCGTGAGCGGTGTCACTTCGTCACGAGTCTGTCTCGGAGGTTCGGCCAATGCCGCCACGTTCCGGGTCAACAGTTCCCATTTGATCGCGTCGTTGATAGCCGTCCGTAATACGGCTCGGATGTACTGCACCGTCCTGGGAGAAAGGCCGGCCGCCGTTTTGGCGTTCAACATCTGCTGCACGTGCGAGCGCGTGAGCTTGTCAAGGCGATGATTCCCGACCATCGGAGAGATGTGGTTCACCACCATCATGCGATAGCTCTCCTACGTCGTGGGCGCATTGGACGGCTTGACGGCCTCTTCGAGCCATCGAGCCAGGAACTCCGATACCTTGGTTTGCGACGTCGGAAGTGCGACACCCTGCTTCTGTGCTGTCAGGAGCGCCGGCAACTTGTCGGCGACCTCTTTACGCGTCTTCCCATAGACCGTCTTGCGAACACGCTTGCCATTGATGTAGCCGAGATCGACAACAGAGCACCAACGCCCATCCGAGCGTCGGTAGATCGATCCTTCACCGTGGCCACGTCGTCGCTTCTTGTCGGTCATTCGGCCTCTCAACGAGTAGGTTTGCTATGGATGAACATTCGAACATTTGAACAATCTCACTGGTCGTCGGCCGGATCCTTTAGAGAGTCGTGGTTTGGTCCTGTATCCACGGATGTCGAAAATGACCCTGAGGCAAGATCAAACTTGTGGATGACCCGACCGTTATTCGATAGACGGCAACGCTTGCCACTACATCGAACGCGGAGGGATCCCGACGCATTTTCCGCAAACCCCCAGTGAGCACTCGGGCATTTGAGTTCTACGCTTTCTGACACCGTCAACTCTCCTCCACTACAATGATCATGCCCTCACCGGCTGCTACCGGTGTCAGGCGTGCGATGGCGGCGTGCTAATTCACGCCGCCATTTTTCCCTCAAATTGCCCTTCCCCATTTGCAAGCCAAAACACATTCACCCCGAGAGCCTCAGAAAGAGCGACCAACGTTGCCTTCGTCGGTCTGCGTGCTCCCTTATCATTCTCGATTCGGCTGATGGTGGCCATTGTGAGTTGTGACCGACTTGCCAACTCTGCTTGAGTCATAAGTTGTCGATCTCGCTCCTTACGCACTCGAGTTCCGATAGTATCCAACCTCGATGCCCCCTTCGTGAATTTCCATGTTCATGTCACTTTCATAGTATACACCTTTACAACTTTTTATATTCATGATATATTTGTTTTGTCAGTAACGCACGTCTGACACCTACATCAGCCGCCGATCACCGTTGGCAGACGGTCCGGCAATACAGCACAGGAGGGCCAGATGATTCAGACACAAGTTTACGGCGGCGGGTTTGGTCGAAGCGGCGGAACGTCCACCGAGGACACCGTGCAGGGCGGTCACACGATCGTCACGGACGGC